CGCAGAATCTTTGTATAACGATCCTTATGTATATCACGAAACACAAAATGAATATGCTCGAAACGATAAATTATTCGAAAGATTCTCTATATGTGTTGAAAATGCGGTAAAAGAACTCATACCTGTTCAGCAAATATTACAAACCTATATGTCACAGTCTCAAGAAGGTCAAGACCTTGATTTAGGAGACGCGGAGATAACTGATTCGGAAGACCCAGAGCTTATAGAAGAAGGTGGTGAAGAAGTTTCACAAGACCCATTTAATCCGGAATTAAACGAAGAACCTTCTATGGGGGGGGAACCTTCTATGGGCGAAGAACCTTCTATGGAGGGAGAACCTTCTATGGAGGGAGAACCTTCTATGGAGGGAGAACCTTCTATGGGAGAAGAACCTTATATGAGAGGAGAACCTACAAACTCTTTCATGAACAACGAATTCAAAACTATAAATACGGCTCCTCAGGCACGACAGAGTATGGATAACGAACATGGCGAATCTGACGATGTATTTTTTCCAGACGCTGCCGAATCTCGTCAAAAAAACATCATGTATAAATAAATGGAGTTTGAAGATTATTTAAGAGATCCAGCTTGGGCGGGTTTAATTGCTGGATGTATAACTGCAGGCTATATACACTTTAAGTCCAAACTTAACAATGAAGGTAAACTCGAGTTGAGCTCGTACACAAAACCATCCGCACTTGTTGCAATTTTAGTATTTATTATCGTTTCAAACGGTTTGGGTAAGAAAGAAAGTATTAGTTCAGAACCGTTTTAGTGTGTAAACTTAAAGATATTATTAGTATTATGTATATAATATACAACAATGACATCAGTTTCCGCATTTAATGAAATGATGGGTCAATTTCTTACTGAATTACACAGGACGTTTCCAGAGGAAAAGGGATTAAAAAAGTGTTTATCTGCATTTGATTTAATGAAAGAAACTAACCCGAGATTAGTAGTAGACGGTTTCATGTCCGGTGTAACACCATATGCAGAAAAAATTTCAAAGAAAGACGATTCTTTTTTCATAAAAGAGTCTAAGAATTTAGATTTCATGAAAGGTGTTAATTTAGAAAAACATTGGGGGACGTGTTCAGAGAATACAAAAACCGCTATCTGGCAGTATGTACAAACGCTTTACATGCTAGGTACGACAATTAAATCAATTCCAGAAGACACGTTATCCATGATTGAAAGTGTGGCAAAAGAGTGCGCCGATAAAATGGGTTCGGAAGGTGAAGGTGGTTTAGACGAAGCCGCTCTTATGAAAACCATGCAGGGCATGTTAGGTGGCATGTTAGGTGGTAAAAAATAAACTCACTATATATAAATGACTTCTTGGTTTGAAGATCCAAAACAACTCATTCGAACAGACAAAGTATTAGAATTCTGGCCTTCACAAACACTTACTCCAGAAGAACGTGTTAATGCCACTGCGAGATTTATTATTTATGCAACCTGTATTATATATCTTATAAACCGTGATATACGTATATTTGTATTAGGAGGAACTGCATTAGGTGTTTTATATATAATGGAAAAATCCGATATGATAAAATTAGGATTAGCTAAAACAGCACACGAAAGTCCAAAAAGACCATGTACCTTACCCACACAAGATAACCCAATGGGTAATGTTTTGATGACAGATTTTGTTGATAGACCGGACAGACCAAGTGCTTGTTATTATCCAACGGTGAAAAAATCGTACGACCATTACGCTACAAAAGGTATAGAATATGGACCATCTAGATCTAGGTCATCTTTACCAGAATACCAAAGAAATGCATGTTCTAGACAATTTGTAAGTACAGCCAATTCTTCTCTAGGAAATGATCCATATTACCAATTTATACACGGTGAACAGGGACAAAAAACTTGTAGACAAGACCCACGCTTATGTGATCCAAACGCGAGAGGTGTTCAACTCGAAGCTTTTGCGGGGTTAGATCCAAATGGGGATAAGAGAAGTGGTATGCATAGAGGTTCAGGATTAGCAGCTGGTCATTCTTCATAATTTCATATTTTAAATATATTTAGTCGATACTCGATTTTCTTAAACAAAATGTTTTGTAATAGTAAATGGCGTACCAACTCCAACCAGGAATCAAATTAGTCACTGATAATGCTGTACCAACAGTTTGTGCAAACGAAGAAGTTTTTATGTATCCTCAGCCCACTTCATTAAACTACGTTTCATCGAGGCCAAATACTATGTTATACGGTACTGCGCCGTATATGGCGGGTAAAGGATCTCCAGCTGAATATATTGAAACGAGTGACATGCTTCGTCCACAATCTACCTCCCGATTTAACAAAGTTTTAGCGAAAACATACGAACAAAATTTACACCCACTCCAAAATGTATCGTGTAAACTCCCACTCAGAACCCAAAGTTACGAACCATCCAGTACACGAGCCGAACTTCAAAATGGTTTGTTTCAGCAAAGATACCTTAATAAAAATGTCAGTAAGAAATAAGAATGGCTGATCCAATATCCATAATGGCTATAGCAGGACTTGTCTACGCTGGTCGTAAATTAAGTAAACCAACCGAAACATATATATCAGAAGGTGCTCCTATAGAACAGGATAGTGTACAGGAAAATTTAGAATTTAACGATAGAAATATCAATATAAACGATACATATTTAGGCGAAGCATCACCATTAGTCGAACAAACAATTTTTCATAAACAAGAAGTTGGCTCCTTCGGTGATATTGCGTCAACACAAAGATCTTCCGGAGGTGAAGTTTTGGAAATGAGAGATAGGATCATGTATGACGGTGGTAGAATGAATAACTTATCACCAATAGAACGTCAGAATGTTGGACCAGGTTTGGGTGTTGACCCGAATGTTCCATCAGTTGGTGGTCATCAACAACTTTTCCGTGTGAATCCTATAAATGTAGGTGCTTATAAATTAACTACTTTACCAGGGAGAAGTGGTCCCGCATTTGATGGTAAAGGTGGTCGTCGAGGAATTGCCGGTGAACTTGCTAATAATAGACCGGAAAAAACTTCATTTTTACCAGAACGTCTTCCAAACGTTGGTGGACGTTCTCAAGGATTCTCGGGCTTGACCCCAAGAAGTGAACACGAAAAAACTAAAAGAACAACAAATCGTTCTGAAACCGGACTTAGAACTGATACTCTTTCTACGGCCGCACCAAAGAGAACCGTTTCCGCTTTAACGCGTGCAGCAGAACCAACACGTAACAAGAAGGATGGTAATATAGAAGCGTATCAATATACAAATATGCCATCACCAAATATCAATAAATATTCACACGGGTACTTGAATTCTCCATCTTCAAAGATAGGTGAAAGTAGAGTTTACGGTGATGCTTATGCAGTCGAGGAACTTAATAAGTTTGGATTGAGACCAACAGATAAAAGAGGTAAAGCTGGTCGAATGGCGGGTGCTGGTCGAATGAATGTTCGCGCCGACCCACTAAACCAGGGTGGTATGTTAACAGGTGTTCGTTCAGACACGTCCCGTATCGATGGTCGAGTAAACTCTGCAAACGGTGCTTGGACACAAAATTATAGACATAACGATTATCACCAATTTAATGCATACAAAGGTAACGAAAATCCTAATTCTTCTCAGAGTGGTTTAGATATAGCTAAAAATCAACTTTCTAGAAACCCATTGTCACATAGTTTTTCTTAAACGTATAATAAAATAAGTAAATCACTCATTAAAATAATGCTCCTATATTTTAATGAGGGTACATACCTTAGACATAGATAGTGGAGAAAGAGATCCCGTTTCTTATTCAAATCCTGCAGACTATGTTGTTAAATTAAAAACACCTGTTTATGAAGTCACAAAAATTTCATTAATATCAGCACGTATTCATAACAGTCAGTTTCTCATACATTCTCGAAATAATACAATGCAAGTGTTAACAAATGGGGGGAGTACTCAGACTGTAACTATACCCGTTGGAAACTATAGCGGTCACGAACTTGCTGACGCTATAAAACTGAATTGTACAGTTATAACTGGTGCTACTTTTAATAAAACCACAAATGCAATAACGTTTACATGTGACTC